ATCCTGAATTTCACTTCGTAAGCCCACCGATTTGGAGGGTTTACCAGAAATGATCTTGATAAGTTCCTCGTCCTGCTTGTAAGCGGGATTTGCCTTATAGGAGTCGACTGAAGTTGAGATGATGTGAACAATGAAATCGGCATCTTTGAACTCCTTGGTATAGGAAGGAACGATGATATGGAAAGGGTCGATTGCGTCAAAGCGAATCTGCTTCTGATCCTCATCCCAAATCACCTTGGCCACGCCACGGCCATAGAGCAGGATGTTGTCGATAACGGAAACAATCTCCTTTTGGAAATTGGTCTTCTCGCGCATATTGTAATCAAACCAGCGTTCAGCCGATACCGTGATCGGAGTCAACTGCTGACGCATGGGAACAAAGCTGGAAAGGATGTCGTTGCCGATTGCGCTGTTGACGAAGCTTGGCTTTAACTTCTCAATTGCAGTATCAATCAACTGAACGTGCAAATCGGCGGCAGTAGGCCAAGGCTTGATCTTGCGGCGAACACCAAAGTAACGGGCTTGATAAAACAACCGCTGGCGGTTCTCCCAGCTTTCACGCTGGTTTAACGCTTCCAATACCCTTTGATAGTACGTTGCCCTTTGATTATTATCAGCCATTATTTTTCGCGCTCCCGCTTTAGTTCGTATGACAGATCGTTGACGTAATGCAATGCTTTCTTTGCCCAAGCTTTAACAGCGGGACTTGCACTGCGAATTTCTTGATAATTTTCATCCAGCATTAAATCAGTTACGGCCCCGTTTGTCTTCGTCAACGGTGTCGTTGTAGCGCACCCACCAAGGCTTAGGACCAAGATCATCGTCAATGGCAGCATTATTGTTGCGCCATTCACCTTCAATTTGGTCAATGCGCTTTTCCCGCCAGCCAGGAATGAGGCGTAAGAACGATGCGATGATTTGAAGTATCGCACCGATCACTAGAACTTATTTGATGTTAAGCCCAACGCCCTTTAGGAAGTTGACGATCTTCTCAAGGAAAGAATCATCAGCGGGTGTAGGGGTAAGTTTGACAATGATGCGAGCGGCCAAGACAACGCCACCAACAGCGGCGACAATCTCAGTCCAATTTGAAGTAATCCAATTCCATGCGTTCATAATTATCCTCCTGGGTCAAATCCTGCCATAACCGGATCATGCGACTCAATCATTGACAGAAGCGACTTCCACGTTGGCTTCTCAACGGGAAAAGTCAAATCCCACCTCATGCTACCACCATCAAGACACAAGGCAAGGGCATCAGCCCTATCCGGCGATGCCAAGCCCCTAGAACGCATCGAATCCTTGGACTCCACTCCAAGCTTGCCTTTGCTATTGGTGATTGACCGGCGACAAGTAAGTTGCGCTGTCAGGTCGTCATCGTCAGGCAAAATGATCTCCGCATCCTCAATCTTCTTGGCCATGCCATACCACATCTCAGCAGAGCGGTTGGTGTATGCATCGTTGTCGTAGGCAGACGCACCAAAGTTAATCCTATTGACCTGCCACCCAGATTCAGCCAAGGCATCGCACATAACCATACCCAACCCGCTTGCGTCAGCGTAGATGTTTCCAGCTTCCAACCCCGCCTTCTTAAACTCAACTATAAACCTACCCACAGCCGCCATCGTATCCCTTTCGCGCCATGCGATCATGGGTAGCACCTTATTGCCATCCCTAATACATAGTACGTTGGCATCGCCACCTGCGGCAAAATCCACCCCAGCAACCCTTACCCCAGGCTTGTACTGTGGTGGTGTGTTATAACAGTTCTGAATCTGATTTAGGTTAATAATCAAACTCTCACTGCCTATGTCCACAAACTCGCCATAGATCATGGACCTTGTAAGCGGGTGCTTCTCACCATATCTCTGCACCACTTCGTCTATCTGCGCCTGCGTGATGTGGGGGCAGTCAAACGCCGTGACAGCGTGTTTCTGCCACATATTCGCCTCTTTGGTAAAGGCTCTGTAGAACGCGCCACTGCTGCCACCAGGTGATGAGGCGATTAGCAGTCGCGTTGGTTGACATCGACTGATGGCCTCGAAGAGAGGGTCAGCTACGGTCTTGGCTTCGTCTACAACCATAAGCAAGGGCGCAGTTTCGTGGTTCTCCGCATGCCAGCCTTCAGCCCTACCAGGATCAGTCGCAGAATAGCCTATAATGCGCGATGTGTTGCCGTTAGGGTGCAGATAGCGGATCTCGCCAGAAGTGACCTCCCAGGGGCCGCCAAGCTTCGCTATGTGCGATCTTAGGCTAGGCCAAAGCTGACTCTCGACTTGACGGAAAACTCCGGCGGTGGTTACGGCTATGGAACGCTGGAAAACAAGTGCGTGCCATAGCAAAATGGCTGAAATTACGGTGCTGGTCTTGCCGGAGCCGTTGGCTGCACGCAGAGCGACTCGACAATCTCTTTGCTCTAAGTCTGCAAGAACCTTCTTTTGCCAATCATATAAGTTGAGTCCCAATACTTTGTCTGCGAAAGGAGAGGGGCGGAGTAGGTCTTCGATAACCTCATCTGGGGTCTTCTGCGCGGACTTGGGGATTCGCTTTGCCATAGACCTCTTTTTATTTTGTGCCAGAATTACTTAGGGGGGTATATGCGTTTCAAATGGTGGCTGGGGGCGTGGCGGGGGGCGTGGTGGTGTCAATGGGATTTTGCCTTGGCTTTCGCCTCTTCATTCGAACGTGCCTAGCTTTACCAACTGCTTTTTCATTTTCCAATGGTGTTGGTGTTACAATGGTTTGCGTGCTATCTGTCGCACAATAGCTATTGTATTTACTTTTAACATCTTCAATAGGTTTAATTACCTGGGCATCAATAACTTGTGCTTTCTTTTCTGCTCTACGCGATGCGAGACCAGCGAGGAGTTGGGCGAAGCCTGCGCCGGCATTATGAGTTACTGAAGTATCTACAGTTAAACGACTTGACGGAATTGCATGATGGTAAATTCTTTCGGCCAGCCATGCTTTAGCCTGCCATGACTTCTCCCCCGCAAGTTCGATGGACTTTAGAAGGGACAATTCATGGTTTTTCCTTGCCGTCTCCACTTTCTCACTGAATTTAGGCATACGCTGAATCCAGGTTCGAATCGTGGAGGGATTCACACCAACTAAAGCACCAGCCTTTTCGATGGTAAATCCGGAGCCGCACGCGTCTAATATCTTCGATTCAATTTCGAGAGTGAATTTGAACTTCCCATTCTTGGCCTTATGCGCGGTTGGAGTTCCGCTTGTTTCATCCATGCCATAATCTACCACAAAACTTTCTCAAAAATAATCGTTGACATAATGCGCGCGGTTTGCAATAGTCAACCCATGCAAAACAACACACACACTGCCGAAACGGAAACGGCGAAAGCTTTCCGATCGCCGCGCATTGTCGGTTTTAATGACGCGCCGCCTATGGTTCACCTCACCTTGTCTTCCTCGAATGTAAAGACCGGCCCCATTCCGGTTTCCACAAGCGGGCGCAGTACTTGCCCCGATGCATGCCCGCTTAAAAAGGCGAACGGCGGGAAAGGCTGCTACGGTGAAGGCGGCCCATTGTCATGGCATTGGTCAGCAGTAGATCGCGCGGATCGTGGCACTACGTTTGATGGTTTATGCGATGCCATCGCCGGATTGCCATCCGGTCAAATTTGGCGTCATAACCAGGTTGGTGATCTTCCTGGTGACAATAATCACGTAAACGGCGCGTTGCTTGGTAAACTTGCGCGCGCGAACCGTGGACGGCGCGGGTTCACATATACCCATAAGCCGGTGTTAGATGATCAAACCGGACCGGTCGCAAATAATAGAAAAGCAATCGCCGCCGCGAATCTTGAAGGATTCGTTGTCAATTTATCGGCGAATGGTTTGAGCCATGCCGATAAACTAGCCGCGCTGAATATTGGTCCGGTTGTCACGATCCTCCCCAAGGGAATCGAAGATAATACGACAACCCCAAATGGACGGCGCGTAATAGTTTGCCCCGCACAGAAACGCGATGGGATAACGTGTGCAACGTGTCAACTCTGCTCCCGTGGGAATCGGTCCGTCATCGTGGGATTCATTCCCCATGGAGCAAGTAAGAAACACGTTGCTAAGATGGCGGAGGTAAATTCATGAAGCGCGGACTTTATAAAAATATAGAATTCAGAGTTTGGGAAGATTCCAAACTTGAAATTTATTATTGGAAATGGGGATATTATGGCGCGCAAACTACAACCATCGGGAAATGTTGGGAGGGAATCAGGCGTGCCGCTTGCGAATGGTCAAGGCTACCGGATGGCTCTTGGCATCATTCACAGGAGGAAATTACATCATG